GGATGGTGAGTCGCCTGCCCCGTGCGTAACGTTACGGAGCAGACGATTCCAGCCGTCGAGAGCAATGTCATGTGGTGTGGCGGTCACCACAGGGACTTTGCCTTCGAGACGCTGCAAGGCTGCATTCCAACGTGTCTGTACTCTACCGACAGAGTGTCGGTACGCGAGAAACGACGTTGGACTCAATCGCCGCACGTAACCTGCATCAGTAGTCCCATATGGAATGGGGCCGATAAGGGTTTCAATGTAGCGATAGAGATGTTCAGCACTACGGTGATATTGCTTCTGCTCGAAAGCATGAGCAACAGCAACGTAGTTACTGATCATAGCACCATCCGACCTCTTGCCGCTGGGTAACTTGCGGATTCGCGTGGGTGTGACGTTGACGCCTTTGAAAGCATCAACACCACAACTCTCGCGGAAGTTACCTCGGACGAAAGTCTTATCCATGTTGACCTTAAGGCCAGCTTGGGTAAGCGCTTTCGTGATCACGTCAAGCCACGCTGATGGAGCGATAATATCGTCTCCATAAACGTAGATCTGACGTGCCACCTCTCGTAGCGGTAGCCGGTAAAACCGGATGACCGATGCGACGGACAACGCCCAAAAGCATAGCGCTTCGACAGGAAAGCATAAAGCTGAACCCATCGACGCGAATTTGCTGAGCGTCATCACCTGCCCGGATGGCAGGCGTGTCGCCGTGGAACGGGTGTTCATGATTACCGTAAGGAAATCAGGAACTCTTTTATAGAGCCACTCTACTAATGAGAGTGACACCCTATCCGAGGCGTCGTTCAAATCTATGGTTGCATATCGTTTGTCGATTGACGCTCGATAAGCAAGCCGTTGATTGATCGACTGGTCGGTGAAGTTGACCTGCCCTGAAGTCAGCGGATGCCGCTCCAGATACGGGACTAGTTCACGCATGATCCCTTGTTGAATCCACTGTATTTCTAGTGGTTCACAGGAGATTAACCTCGGCCCACGCGAGTCCTTCGGGACTAACACGACCTTCGCCACCGGGTCCTTTACCCGTTGGAGAGCGTCATGCCAGTCTCGTCGGTCCTCGATCTCTACCTCCCCACCAAGCATGTAATAACGCTCGAAGGGGAAATACCGGTCGACGCGGGAGTAGATTCTGGAAAAGTTCCACTTCTCCTCTCCACGTTCACCGGTAGCTACGGCCCCAGGGCCATGGTGCGGAATGATGTTGAAAGGGTTGAACTCTTTCAACACATTCTCGATGATGTGCGAAGCGCTCTCGAAAAGCGATTCGTCATCACCAAGCGCGAGTTCCCTATCGGTAGCTACGAAGCGGGCAAGCACGCCCTCCTCTTGACTATCCGTATAAGGTATCTCTAGCTTGTACACCAAGAAACAGATCTGACGTATTGCCGCGATAGCGGATGCGTCAGCCTGGGCCTTGAGGCGACCATCGTCCTCGAAAACTAAGCTGAACAAGCCCCCAAGAAACTTGGGTCTTGTCGTGCCCCTTACAGGTGCGAACCTGTCTGGTACACTGAGCAACTCGTTTTCGAGACACCTGTCTAAGTGCTTCCCTAAGCGGGGGAGACTCTTAGTCAGGAAGGCGATGCCTTCATGCTTGACACGATGACGTATTGTCAACATGTCACGCATGAGGACCACCTCGCTGGTCTCGGTGATATCCAGCAAGAGAGACTCGAACAGGTCGACTAAGGTGTCGACTTGGCTGTTAGTGAGAACCATAAAGGGATCTCGTCCAATAGCCAGTCACCACCTCTCTCTCCCTTGTCGGGAAATAACTAGATACCATTCAGAAGAATGGCATCCCAGTTATCCGTACCCGTCCAACTAGGCGCTGCTCCGTCCTGAAGGAAATCCATCAGGTGGCGGACCAGAGCCGTGATCTCCGGCGTAGTGAACACAGTGTCACGGGGAACCGCGACAGTGAAGTTCACAACAACGGTCAGGGGATCACCCTGAGCGTTGACCTTGGTCTTACGAAAAGACACAAGGTGACGATCGGTGACCACACCACCCCCGCTCGTCTTCTGGTGGCTGATGAACAGCTCCTGAGGCTGAGCGAGAGTAGACCCGCTGTCCAAGCGCGTTGAAGTGTTTCCAACCTTAGAGATAAGGTTGTAATGCACGTCGCCTCGGACAGCGTCGTCGAGGGTGATAGTATCGGAGAGAGGCATGGACGTAGCTCCTGTTCCAATCTATTCACCGCATCAAAGCGGTGAGAAGCAGCGCTTCGCGCTGTGAAGGTGGGAACTCGAGCGTAAACGCCCGAGCTGGAAGACCGTGGTCACGTCTGTACCTGCTTACTAAAACCCGTCCTCCCCACTTGGGGAGTGAGGGTACTGGAGATCCGTCAGGCTCCAGCCACACGTCCCACTCCACTTTGTCTTTTACAGACCAAGTGAAGTCGTGGAAATCCCATACCCCTTCAAAGGGTCTGAGATTCCGTGTGTTATCAAGCAGCGATGATAGGTTTGTAAACCAATCCACTACAAATGAATATGGAATAGCATTCCATACCATTTTTAGCGGGGATCCAAATCCCGTCGCTGCCAAGTAAGCCCGAATCAGGCCGCCGAGTGAGTCTAGACCTTCAAGTTCGTGGTATAAGTAACCACCAACTCGAAGTTCCGAGACTCTTGCAATGCATCGCAGCCTATAAAGTACCCCTGTTGAGGCCCGAAAGAAGCTATCACCCATTGTATGAGTGATGTCTTCTAAAGGTTCTCCACGAGGAATCTCTTTATAAGCTCCTAGCCTTACACGCTTCCCTCTAGTCTTTTTCAAGAATAGAAGGCGTGATAGGACTGTATTAGACAGTCCGGCTAGCGTCTCAAGATCTGAAAGTAGAGGCTTTAGCCCAAACTCCCAGGTCAAGAGCCCGTTGCTTGCAACCTCAGCACGAGATAGTTTCGTTTGTAGTCGAGGCAAGAGAGTATCAAGCTCTCGTAACTCGAACGCAAAATTTGGAAGAGAAATCTCTTCCGGCATTTGCGCAGAAAGCGTTGTGAACGCTTCCTCAGCAAACTCCGATATCTCGGATTCGGTTGATGACGTGACCTGAGCTAGAAGGCTCGCCGGATTGAGTGAAAATTTCCACTCGCCAATCGCTGTCTTAAAATACATAAGATCAGCGTTGGACGGCGAACCCCATTCTGGAGGATTATACTCCAGAACGGAAACCTTCGAGTGATCAACAGGTGTAGCGTCGTAACGCTCACCTCTTGCGCGTCCGTGTCGTCGGCGTCTTTTCTTTGCAATGTCAGTAATGACACTGCTCTGCCAAGGCGCCGCGGACTGCGTGTCATATTGGGTTACAGAAGTACTACCATCCTTCCAATGGAGGTAGATATCCTGTACTCCAACTGACTCACTCTTAACCCTGGTTCTAGGGTAGCTCATAGTCCCTCCTCTGGTACGAGACCAGTGGTGCACACCCC